CCTGATAATCTTTTAAATCCTGTGCCATAAACTCCTCTATCGATTGCATTATTTTTAACAAGACCTTTACCTTCTATAAATACATATGGAGTTACGTTACTACCTCTAATTACCTCGCCAGCAGCTGGTATATGTCTCATTTCTTTTAAACCTTGTTCTGCAATATTAGTTGTAGTTCTAATTATCTCTGCAGGAAATGACATGAAATTACCAATAGGTAGTATTCTTGCTGTCTTAACAGCAGATCCAACGTATGCATAGTTTGGAACAGTATTTTTAATAATATTAGCTGCCTCTTGTTTTAATCCTTGAATAATTTCTGGTGTTAACTCAGTCCCTTGTTTTACAGCTGCTTGTTTTAATCTATCTAATTCAACAACATAGTTTGTAATCTTCCACGTATCATCTTCTGCAACATATTTACCTTGAAAGAACTGACCTAGTTTTTTTAATTTAGACATAAAAGGTCTTAGTATTGCGTCAGTGGATACAACACCAGGGTTGCCTGTTGCATCTTTTAAAAGATTTATAAGATCTCCTATCTGCACTTGCGAGTTTACAACACCAAGTTCTAATAATTCTCTGTACGCTGCTTGTGCTTCTGCGCTACCTGGTCCAAGTTTTAATAATGCAGATGTATCCACACCTTCTCTAAATGCTCTAGCTAATAAACCAGGATTAGTTAATCCTTCAAATAATATACCATTAGCACCAGCAAATGCGCCTGCACTAAAGAAGTTACGTAAGTGTGTAGGTATAGATAAAACTGTTTTTGCTAATTGTGATACACCTTTTGGAAATAATAATAAATTTCTATAAAACCATGTCACTGCCTTTTCTGCTGGGTTTGCACCCTCTCTACCTCTAATAACAGATGTAAGACCTGCACCTATATCGTTTGCATTTTTTATACCGTCAGCTATTTCTTTTGTTGTAAATTTACCAGACAATGGACTTACAATTGTATTACCACCAGGTAATTTTTGTATAATCTCATCCATTTTAACTATTTCAATACCAGTGCTCGGTGAGTTGACAGCTTGTTTTGCTATATCTTCTGTATCCCAAAAAAAACCTCTACCGCCACCTTGTTGCACTTTTGTATTTTGTGCTGCAACGTCATCAAAATATGTGGCAGTTCTTGCAACAGCAGACAAGTTTGTCATCGCATTAAATATAGAATATCTAGGATCTTCTATTTCACCAAATAGTTGTCTAAATACTTTACTACCTCTACCAGGTATGCCCTCAAAAGTTTTAGTTTTAGACATAGCAGTGGCGTTTGTATACGTAACATCAGGTAGTCCACCTGCTTTCTTTTTAACTTGTACTTGATTAATAATATCATCAACTAAAAATTTTGCTTTTTCATAATACTCAGTACCCACTGGCACCATTTGTTTAGTTGATAAATCTTTTTCTAAATTTACAGGAGTTTTTCTTGTTGTGTCAGTCTGTGCAAGATATCTTCTAAATAAATTAATAGCTCTTGCGTATGCTTCATCTGTAGGTTTAAATTTTTGAAATAATTTAAATAAACCTTTTGGTTTTTGAAATATTCTATATGTGCCACCTAACCAACCTTCTATTCTTTCTTTCATTATTTTTTGTAAATCTTTTGCACCTGCTGCAATTTTACCTTCTGTATTTCTATTTAATATATTAATTAAATTAGTAAATTCACCTCGTGCACTATTTAAATTAGTTACAATATTTGTAATAGATTCTTCTGATATATCTTTTTGTTTTAATAATTTAATTAAATCATCAGATGCTTTTGGGTTAATTGGTTTTGTTAAATCACCTTCAAATAATGCATCATTTAATTTTTTATAAAAATCTACTTGTTCTTTATTCGTGGTTGTATCAAAAAATTTACCTGTTCTAGGAAATATTTTGTCAACTTCTTTTGTTATGTTTTGTACAATTTCTCTTGCTCTAAAAGTATCTCTAGCTTTTAAACCTTGTTTTGCCATCTCTGATTCAAAAACTTCTTGTGGTAAATCACCCCTTGGTCTAAATGGTGAACCAATATATTTGTCTACCCATCTCTCAAATGCACTATCGCTGTACGCAATATCTTTTCCTCTTTTTGCAAGAGCTTTACCACCTGCTCCTACACCATAAACAAATGGTGTAATAAATATAGACTCAGTTCCAAACTTTAATCTGTTTAATAATCTTCTACCTGCTTCTTCTCTACCAACAGATTCTCTGTCATCTATCGCTGTTGGTCCATCAAAAAAATCACCAAATGTTCCTATGTCCTCAACATCTGCAACTAAAGTTTCTCCTGTTGCACCCCCAAATACACCAGCAACAAATCTTTTAGCTTTATTAGGAACTCTTTCATTTAATGATTGAGCTTGTTTCATACCATCTTGGATAGATTTAGCTCTTGGATTAAGATAGTTCCCTGCTTTCTTTGCTTTGATAGCTTTATCTGCAAGTTTAGTTGCAGCTTTAAATCCTGCAGTTCCTGGTATACCTATTTGTGTAAAGGTTTCTACTAGTTTTCCTGCAACTCTATCTTGTGCTGTATCTTCAAATATATTTATATCATCAAAAAATTGTTCTACATCTGCCGCTGTATTACTATCTGCTCCAAGGTCAATTAGTTCTGCACCAAGAGATACAACTCCTTCTACAGTTTTAATTATACCTGATGCAAAACCTGCAGCAACAGATGAAAATATGCTACTGTCGTTGTTTAATTCTGCTTCTGTTAATGGGACGTATTTTGCCACGGTCTACTCCTATCCACCTTGATAAAAGTCGTCAGAAAACTCTTCTCCTAATCTTTTTATCGCTGGACCAACTATATTTGGTTTTGTTTTTTGACCAAACAATCCTGGTGTTCTATCAGGATCTGGCATAGCCTCACCAGTTGTATCTATATCTTCCGAGGAAGCCGGTACTAATATAAACTTACCAGTTTGATCTTTTACAAATCTCATGGGTTTACCTGTTGCAACATCATATACAACCTGACGTGCTAATGTTGGATTTGCTTTTACAAATCTTTCAACATCTCTAGGTTTTTGTAATGTTGATGAATCAATTATATCTGTGGCAACAGATTCTTCTCCATAATTGTCTACTAGATTAGGATATGTTGTAGTTGCAAAATCCACTTCTCTCTGTGCTTTTATTGTATTACCTTCGTATTTAGTATCTGCAATATCTTGTATTCTTTTAGTTGCATCTGTTGTATCCATACCAGCTATTTCTTTTTGTGTGGCTAATTTTTTCTCTAATTGTCCTTCTTCAAACTCTCTTTCTTCTGCTGCTAGTTCTCTTGCAAACGCTCTATCAGATGCTGTCTTCATGGATTCTACTTGGTTTGCTTGTAGTTGTTCAAGAGGTCCTCGTGCAGATGCTGCAATTGTAGAAAATAAACCGCCTTGTGGTGGTCTTGATAATAAATCTAAACCAAAGCTAGTTAAAAATCCTGGTATTGTTCCAGGCATTAAGTTTGATGCAAATGAATTAGGTGTTCCGTTCGCATAACCTGTTCTACCACCATTAGCCATTTTTTGTGGTTGATCTAATCCTGATGTGATACCAGTTCCTGCAGAACCACCTATTCTAAACATTGGTCTTTTTAAAACTCTATTCATTATCCTCTACTAAATCCAGGCACTCCTTTAAATGCCGCTGTTCCTTTTCCTAATGCGCCATAAATACCAGCTAAAGTTGTACCTACACCTAGCGCTGTTTGTAATGGTGTTGGGTTAGGTATGTTTGTTGTTTGTGTTCCTTGTCCAGCTACACCTCCCATTAGTCCTGTTACTTGACTAGCAAATCTATCTAATTGTTCTTGTGGTTGGAATGTTGCCTGTCTTGCTGCTTCTCTTTGTGCATCAAGTTGAGCTTGTGCCTGCGCTTGGTTCAGTGCGCCCAACTGACCTAAACGTGTTATATCTGTTCCTGCTAGTGCTTGTTGTTGTCCACCTAAACCTGATTGAAATGCCCCTAATCCTTGTTGAGCTTGGGCTATGTTAAATCTATTTGCAATGTCTTGCTGTCTAGCTTGCATCGCTTGTCCAAATCCTTGTTGCAAGAGTCCTGCTTGTAGTAAAGCTCTTTCTCTCGCTGCCCCTGTGCCAAACTCAGCGAGTTGCACTCCCGCTCGACCCGCGCCGAGCACACCCAAAGCTGCTTGTTGATCTCGTATTTGCTGTTCTTGTATAGCTCTATTACGATCAAATTCTGATAATGTCGCATCAATTACTTGTGCTTGATAAGGGGACATAAAATCATCAATTTGTTGTGTTGTTGGGGCTCCTGTAGGAATACCACCTACTGTAGTCGCTGCTGCTGTTCCTGCTTGTTGAGCTGCTGTTAAGAAGGGTTGAAAAGATCCAACACCTGCTTGTGCTAAAGCTTGTGCTTGTTGTTGTAAAGGATCTCTTGCTGCTACTTGTGGTGCAAGTCCTGCTAAACTTTCTTCTCTTATACTAAATTGTCTTGCTGCATCTTGCCTTGCTTTAAATTGTTCGTCAGTCTCTCCGGCTTGTTGTGATATACCTGTAATACCTGTTGATATAACAGGTACAGCTGTTTGTGCCGTGATCTGTGTTGCAAGATCTTTACCTATATCTTGTATAAACTGTGGTGGTAAATTTTGTACTTGTTGAACAGCCATTATAATACTTCCTCTAATCTTTGTGATGTTTGAAACATTTTACGTGCGCCTTCTAAGCCTTGCGATTCCTCTGATACTTCACCCCCGGCTTCGAGGTTTTTCATCATGTTATACATAACTTCTGCTCCTTTGTCCACACTTCCATCTCCTGCATTTCTAACCGCATCCGCTGTAAATACAAACTCATTCTTAGATAATCTTGCAGGTACATCATCTGCCTTCTCCATTCTACCTATATCTACAAAACCACCTGTTTCTCTATAATCCTTTTCTTTACCATCCATATCTATTAATGGCATTACTTTTTTAGCTACTGGTTCTTTAGCATCCTCTGTATCACCACCTTCAGCCATTAATCTATACGCTTGGCCTTGAAATCTACGTGGGTCAGCTCTAATAGCTGCTATATCTAAACCCTCTCCAAGATAAGGACTTGTTGGTTCTTTTTCTTCCTCCTCATCTTCAACACCTATTCCTAATAATGGTAGCGCTGATATTGCTCCTATACCTAACATAGCTTTTCCTGTTAAACCTCCAAAAATACCTTTTGAGGCAGCTCCTCTAGTTGTTAAACCTAATTCTGCAGGTCCTCTAAAAAACCCTGTTCCTCCTACACCAGCTGCAGCTTTTGCTTTACTTGCTCCAGTAAAAAATCCTGCTCCCGGTAAATTACCAAAACTAAAACCACCTCTACCTGCTGCAGTAAATGGATTTCCTCCACCACCTAAATAATATATCCCAGCCGCTGCTATCGCTGCTTTACCTATATCTGACTTTGCAACTTTTTTGATAGCTCGTGTTGCTTTCTTTACAATACTACCTAATCCATATGCTTGTCTTGGTTCGTCGTCCATGACTGCTCCACCATCTGCCATAAGTCTGTATGCCATTCTATTTAAATCTACAGGTGGTGTAGAAGTTACAGGTGCTCCTGTGTCTCCACTCATAGCTCTGTTGTATTCTTCTTCGCTACTGTAACCAAGTTGCATCCATAATGGCATATCTCTACCACCTTCATCTCCTCTTTTTGGATTTTTAAAAGCTGCTCGTGGTCCAGAAAATAAATCAGTAACATTAAATTTACCTGCACCAGTTAAACCAAATGTTGGTCTATCAATTAATTTTTCTATAGTTCTAATTCTCTCTAATCGATTTTGTTCATCGGTTGATTTATCAACTGGGCCTGCGGGTCCTCTAGTTGATATACCTAATTCTTGAGGCCCAGTTGGACCAAAACCTCCAGTTCCAGTGCTACTAGGTCCTGGTCCAGTTCTACCTTGAGCCTCTTGAGCTTCTGCACTTCGGTATCCTTGTCTAGTGCCACCGAAACCTGGTTTAACTAGCATACCGCCGTCTTGTAACATCTGTTTTGCTTGTTGTGATCTTGTTATGGCCATTTGTCTATCTTATTTTGTTTTTCCTAATAAATCAAGGCTAGGCATGACTACAGTTACATCTCTTCTAATATCTTCCGGAGATATATTTTTAGCCTTCCACTCGTCATCACTCATATATTGTTCACCTGTTTTTTTATTTGTTATTTTTTCTATTATCTTTTGTGGTTTTAATTCTTGCATTATGTGACCTCTCTTGGCTGTATTTCTAATATTGAAGCTATGACGTGCAGCTCATTCGCGTCACTAGCTTGTACTTTTAAAGCTTCACTCTCTTCAACTACGAGAGGGTGAGTTAAGAGTTCTGTTGTTGTATTGGTTGCTATGGTCTTTGATTTAAATAAAGTAAATATATTGGTAGATGCATCCACTAAAGTAACATCTATATTGCAACCAGATCCTGCATCATTACAAACTAATAAAGACTTAACCACAGATGTTTTTGCTGTAGGCACCGTGTACAGTGTTGTAAGATCAGTTGTAGTTAAATCTACTTTTTTATTAATAAAATTATTAGCCATTAATTTAAAAAGAAGTTAAATGCTTCTAATTCCTCTTTTAGTTCTTGTTGAAAGGTAGTATTTAATTTTTGAATTACACCATCTAAGTCTCTAGTTTGAGCTTCTGCTACAGTATAATCATATTCCACACTAGGTCTTGTTAATACTTGTACTATTTTTGCCATTATCTTCTTCCGTCTGGTTGTATATCTAATCTAAATGTTCCTAACTTCCAGGTTTGACTAGCTCCTGTATTTGCAACTTTTAATGATACTGCTCTAGCTCTTGCACGTGTATCTACTTTTTGTGTAGATGACGTTACAGTAAAAGGGCCTAAAGCAGAACTAGCTTTTGTGTCATTAGGAAAATTTCTTAATTCTAAAGTAACCTGTGCATTTCCTGTTTGAGATATAAAGTCAGGAATAAATCTTCTAATTTTCATTAAAAACTCTCCATCACCTCTAAGATCAGCTGTTCCTGTTGTAGCTCCTCTAGCTATTCTTTGAGTAATATCAAAATCACCAGAGGATATATTTGAAGTTATGGCGGTTATAGTTCCATTTCTATTTTGGTCTGTCCCTGTTTCGTGTTCATAGTATGATGTTCTACCCTCAGTGTTTCCTACAACATCAAAAGATGTATCTGTCCCTGCATCATATTCTAAAGCATGTGGTCTTGGAAAGACGGCTGAGTCTTGCCACATAGTTCTTGAAAGAGATCCTATAGTCCATACAGGTCTTTTTGGTGACGAGTCAAAATAATTATATGCAACCATTCTATTAACAACAGTGGATGTAGCTTGTGGATAAAACCACATAACTTCACCAAACAAATTATTTAATCCTGCTGAAATCATTTGATTACCTGATTCCATATTTATGTCATCAAACACAAAGTCTTCAACTAAACATGGTAGTGATTCTAATTTACCTGCATATCTAAAGAAGCCATTCTCTGACATCCAATACGCAGCACCATCAACTTCTACACATGCATTTTGACCTGCTAATCCACAGTTAGTTCCTACTTGTGAAAAGGCAAATGTAAAAGGTGATCCAACAAAACGTTGTGTAAATAATGCTGTATCAGTCCAAACATATATTGCATCTCTACCTCTAATAGCTCCTCTGATCTGTGATCCATCAGCTAGTCTTTGTGTACCGGCTGTATTGGTTGCTGTAGGTGTATATGTATTTATATCTTCTTGATCTGAGAATCTAATAAACATATCGTCTTGAGTTGCTTTACTACCAATTGTTGTTTCTGTTCCATAAAATACTAAGTGACGATCTGGTGTAGATACCACCATGTGTCTTGATGCTGTAGGTGCTCCGGATATAATTGTACATCTTGTTTCTGTTGCGTTTGATAAAGAAGAGTCCCACTCAAATACCTCACCATCGTGTATTAAACAAATTGCTTTATCACCAAAATTATCTAGTGACCACATACCTGGTTCTAATACTAAGTCACCTGACGCTGCCTCACCCCAAGCAACATAGTCTGTGCTATTTTTAACTGAGGCACCATCACTATGTGAAGATCGCGTTGAGTTTCTAACAGCTCTAGTAATACCTGTTAATGTAGTGCCACCTGTAATACCCGTGTAAGATATCTCTTCATTTCCCACTTGAATAAAATTAGTGCCAGAGCTTGGAAACTGTGTAGCGTCTGCTAAGACGATGGATGTTCCAGACCCACCTGTGCCTGCAGTATCATCTGATAATGCTCCATTTAAAGTTGTTGTTACCGGGTTTGAAGCTTCTCCACCCCAAGATCCAAGACCCCAACCAAAACCTTTTTCTTGAACTGCAGATCCAACAGGAAAATAATGCCTTACTCTAATACCACCAGATGTTGTTGCACCAGATCCTGTTTCATTTGATGGCATTGTAATTGTTATCGTTTCTGTTGTTGGAACAGAGGTCACCATAAATTTTTTATCATCAAAGTCTGATGCTGAAAAATTAGATCCTGTAATTGTCGTAAAATTATCTAATAAGATAATATCTTGTGGATTAATACCATGACCTGTTGAGAAAGTTATTGTAACAGTTGGTGATCCGTTGGTCGTGGTAAACGCACTAGTAAGCGTTGTTGTAGATTTGATAGGATGTATGTCATAGAATACACCTCCAGAAAAAGCATACAAAATTCTGTTCGTGCCAATAATAGCGTATCTTCTACCTAAACTGTTAACAAAATGATGAAGACCCCGTCCAGCTCCCGTAAGTTCATTTTCATTTACAGTGCCTAATTGATTCCATCCCCCTATTTTTTCAGGAGATCCATATCTAAATCTAACATTATCGCAGTCAACCCACTGTCCTTCTGCTGTGGTTTCTGAGATTTGTTTATTAATGCCCGGTTGAAATCCTATTTTTTGTAGCATACCATTACAGTAAAACTATTTTAAGAAAAAATCAAAAGAAATAATCCTTTTTTTAAACTTAAGCTTATTTGGCTCAGTGTAATGTAATAGGAATTGAGGCACTATCATTATATCACCTTCCTCTACAGAGGGACTATAAGATCTAGTCATATCTTTTTCACTATTCCAAGGTTGTATGTAATTTGTTTTAGGAGAATCTTTTTTCATTCTTAAATAAATAATACCAGAATAACCTTGAGAACTGTGATTATGAGGAATGTGATAATCACCTTTATTATAAGTTACAGACCAGGCGTGTTTAATATTTATTTCTTTATTATATCTAGCTTTTATTAAACTAAATTCATCTTTAAATATTTCTTTTAATTGCCAAGTAAAATCAGCTTTGTTTCTATTACTATTAAAATTACTAATAGGCATCTCTGGATATTGTTTTAATATTTCTTCTATGTGTTCTCTTTTATTTTTAAAATTACAACATTTTATTTTAAAAAACTCTATTTTAAATGCAGGAGTTATTTCATATTTTATTTTCATTCACTTCTTTTAAACCATGAAGGTAATCCCAAATGTTTACGTCTATCAAATATGTTTTTATCAGCTCCCGGTGTTTTACGATTATTATAATGTAAAAAAACTTGCACACAATCTTTACCTCTAAAAACTTCTCGCCAGTGTTCTAAATCACATCCTTTATAAACTAACATATCTCCTGGATTTAAATCTACTTTAATTTTTTTATTATTTGATTTAAGGTATATGGGCCATTTATCTCCACCTAAATTCATGGTGGTTGATATCTCACAACTAAATCTATCAGTATGTTTTTTTAATACGTCACCTTTTTTATATATTCTAGCGTATGAATAAGAAGGGTTTAATTTTAATCCTGTTGCTTTTTCCATTATAGGTTGACATAACAACAATAAAGTTTCCATTGCTATATCAGAATAATGTGAATATGTATTAGGCACTTGTGAATCGCTCCAAACACCCCATTCATTTGTAAAAGGCGATATGTATCCTGTATCAAAAAAAGTTCTAGCTACTTGTCTTTTTAATAAAAAATAGTTAGCAATAAATATTGCTAAATCTTCCTTAATAGCGTTTTTAATAATTGTGTATTTATTTTTTTTAAAACTCATTAAAAATAATTAAAATTTATAGTTATTCTAATTTTACTATCACTACATCTAGAGCTTTTATGCTCTATACTTGGATCAAATAAAACAACTCTATTTTCTTTCGGTTCTACTGCTGTCTCTCCTTCTTTAAAATATGTGCAACCATTATTGTTGTTTATATACATAATACAACCTTTATGATTAAAAGGCAAATCATAATGAAAATTATTATAAGTCATTTTTTCAACTTTTGTGTGAAGATTGCCTTTTATTCTAATCAAACTTTTAATTTTTAATTTGTTTAACGTATTTACCCATAGATTAAAAAAGCTACTTTGTGGTTGAAGATCATTATAAAAATTGTGATTAAAATAAAATTTATTTTTTTCTGAAGGTTTAGATATATAGTCATGATAAAACCAAGGGAATTGATCACTCATTAAAGTATTTTGTATTTGACTAAATTCTTTTTTTGGTAAAAAATTATCTATTATTTTAATAGTCATTTTACAATCATATTTAAATTAAATCTATGTTTGGACTTAGTGCTAGCTATACCTTTGTGCCAAATATTACTGGGAAAAATTAAAGCTTGCCCCTCTATGCTAGGATAAAATTTATTATTTATTTCAGTCCCACCATCATTAGTATGTAAATTATATATAATAGAATAATAACCATCTTCTAATTCATCTTTATGCAAAGCAGCTTTTGAAGAGGTGTCATAATAATTCCAATAAAGCCTGTATAAAGTTTGTATTGTTTTAAGTTTGTTTTTAATCGTATAAAAAATAATATCGCCATATAAATTAAGTGATGTGTTGATGTGAAGATTAAATTTTCTATCAAACGTTACATGAGAAAAACCTGCGTTATTTATATTTTTATCTAACATTTTATTTACATCTGTGTTTCGCTCTTCTCCTTCAAACCTTCCGGTGTCGCTTGCTATTTTCCATCTAGCTTCATTTATTAAAATTTGAATAATGTCTTTGTTGGTTTGAAAAGGAAGAATGTTATTAATTTTAGTTACCATCTTTAGCCATATCTTTAGGAACAGCTTGTATGTTCCAATGTATAAATCTAAATGGTTCAATGCCATGATCAACTGTAAATTCATGTTCTAAGTATCCTGGAAATATTACAAGTGATCCTGGTTTTGGTTTAAAATGAATTATTTCTGAACCAGGAGCAAGTTGAACATTAGGTTTCATTTTTAATTTAGTTGCTCTTGCGCCTGTTCTTGGTTCATGAAACCTTGGATAAGAAGTTTTATCACTACACTTTAAAAAATAAAAACCTGATACATGTTGATTCCAATGTATATGTGCTGAGTGATGACCACCACCTTTTTTAGCAAACTCTTGCACCCACATTTCACTAAATATAGTTGCGTATTGTGACATATCAAAACCTTGGTGATCTAAAAACTCCCATGATTTTTGTCCAATGTAATCTCTAAAACTTACAAAATCAGGATCTCTCGTCAATGGGGTTGAGTGATAAGATCTACCAAAGTCACCATTTTGTTTTATATATTCTTTTTCTCTTTTACGAGCATCCAAAATATATTTATTACTTGCTTTATTTAATGATTTAATAAATTCTGGTTTATCTTCTACCCAAATAGGTGTTTCAAAATGATTAGTTGTATGCATTTTTTATATACTTCTTATGACTAATTGTTTCTACTTTATTATTCCATTCTTTTTGTTTTTTAATTCTGTCGTATAAATAATTTTTATACTTTTTTGACAAATTATCAAATTCTTTTTTTATTAATTTTACATCAAATAAATTTAATTCTTTTAATATTATTGAAAAATTTTCAGACTTAAATAAATTATATTCACAGTTAAAATCCTCTTTTATTGGAAGCCTCTTTTTCCATGTTTTTAAATTATGTTTTAAACTTTCGGGTAAGTTACATTTATAATCTTTCCAAAATTTACTATCTCTTTTATTTGTTAAATAATGTAATAAAACAAAGTCTCTAATATTTTCTACAATTATTTTAAATTTTTTATTGTATAAATCTATATCTGTTTGATTATAATTTATTATTAAATGCATCAAAATAAAAGCTTGTTGTATAGATGTCCCTATAGAAGATGCTTCTAAAGGTTCAATAAAACTAGAACTTAAACCTGTTGCAACACAATTTCCTATCCAGGCTTTATCTAAAGCACCTGCTTCAAATTTTATATTTTTCCCTATTTTTATTTTTTGACCTAAATAATCTTCACACTCTTGTTTTGCTTGATCTGCATTTATGTATTTATTATTAAAAACATAACCATTTCCCCAACGTCCATTTGTTGGTATTCTCCACATCCAACCCGAAGACATTGCCTTAGCTGTCGTGTAAGGTGTGTATTCTAATGTATCTTCTGTAGGAAAAGCTATGGCTTCGTTCATAGGTAAATATTTTTTGTAAGATTTCCATTTAGCACCTAATTTAGAAATCAATAATTTTTTAAAACCTGTGCTATCGATATAAAAATCATATTTGTATTTTTTATTTTTACTTTCAATACTTTGTATATTATTTTGTTTTATGTTTACTTTAATAATTTTATCTGTGTAAATATTAATATTATTTGTCTTACATTTTTTAAGTAAAAATTTATTTAATTTAAAAGTATCAAAATGATATTGATTTGTTGGATCAGATGGAGTTACTAAATTATTCCATGCATGAGGATCTGTATATTCTTTTGATCTTAATTTATTAGCTACGGCAAAAGCATATCCCCCTAAATAATGAGCAAATTTTAAATTAGCAAAAGATCCATACGTGTTATGATAATAATCGTGATCAGTCCAATTTTTAAACATAATGCCTCCTTTCATAGTAGCGCCAGTTTCTTTAATTAATTCTTCTTCACTAATATTAGTAAATTTCATAAAATCAGACCAGTGTTCGGTGGTTCCTTCTCCAACACCTATGATACCTATTTCGTCAGATTTTATTATATCTATTTGAATAAATTCAAACCTTGATTTAAGAATTAAAGCAGTTATTAAACCAGCCGTGCCTCCACCTACAATTAATACTTTCATTTAAATGGTTTTCCCAAATTCCAAGTAACTAAACTATATCTAGTTCCAGAAGTTACAGGTCTTACTCGGTGCCAAAGGTGTGATGGAAAAACAATAATAGAACCTTTAGTTAATATTTCTTTTGCTTGAACTACGTGTTTTTTTTCCTCTCTTTTATTAGGCTCATAATTTCTAAAATCAAATTCTAATTCACCACCCTCATATTCAGATCCATCTGTTAATTGACATGTAATAGATAACTTTCTAACTTTACCACATAACAAAGGATGATTTGTATCATCATAAGGTTTTTCCCAACTATCACAATGCCAATCATAATATTGACCAATTTTATATTTAGTAAATTGAATATCTTCTGAACAGTCCCAATCAAAATTCCAACCTGCGTTTTCATTTGCTCTATGAATATATGGATGTATTTCTTTATATACCCAAGGATCAGTTATCCAAGCAACGTCAGAATTTCTTGGTATAAATTTTAAATGTTGATTTTTGTTTCCGGTGCGTGCTTTAAACTCTTTAAGACTTAAACCATATCTTATTACTTCATCACAAAATCTAGATGACAACGCTGATTTAAAAACCCAATATTTATTTTCTAAATTCATTTATAAAATTTTATAAGTTATACAATGTATAAAGTTTGATTTTTCTTTTTGTTTATTTTCTATGTAATACATACATGAGGAAGGAAACATAATAAATTTATTATTTTCTAAAGTTATATTCCATTGTTTATCTAAATATTTATTATCTTTATATTTTACTCTTACAGTGCAATCTTCTGCTCTAACACCATATAATAAGATATAATCAGGTGATTTTAATACGTCATCATAATCAACATGACAAAAAGGTTTTGAAGTTTCTAATGGATTATACTCAGTTCCCCAGCTTTTAATATTTTCTACAACTAAATCATATTCAACAAAACAGTGTTCTATAATATATGAATTAAGAATATCAAAAGGTGGACAAGGTATAAAATCTTGGTTTTTTGTATCAGCATAAACTTCATGAAGTAATAATTGATCTCTATCTATTTTCCAATTTGATGGTAATTTTATATCACCATAATATAGAGATGTTTCACTTAATACTTTCTTATTAATTAATTTTTTCATTTCTTTTTAAGAAACGAAACAGTTTATACACCGTTATTAACTATTACCCATCCTGTATTGTTATCGGCTTGATAAGCATCCTCATCCCACTTATGAATCCAATCATGAGTTTGAGCAGCATTCTGGCTTTCCTGTGTCGTATCTAATTCTGGTTTGTTATTGTGGGGTGCATCCCAATCTGCGGTTGTAGTATTTTTAACCCAACTTGGATAAGGTTGTACGGGCCAAAATATTTGATTAGCCTCATCCCACGTGCTTCCTTTACCTGCAAAATTTCCTCTAAAAGGAGTTCCACCTAAAAAGTGTTTATTACGTAATGTGTTGTAAGAAGTTTGAATCCATTTATCAGCAGGCCAATTAGCAATTTTTTGTAAAAATGCTTGACCAATGCTTTCTGTTTCTACTCCTTCACTATTACTTGTGTCTTTATCAGCTACTACAAGAACTGTTAGAACAACATTGTTATCATTTATTTTTGCAAAATGTGCCATATGTTTATGCTTTAAATTGATACCTCACTATTACAACACCTGATCCACCGGTTACGGGTCCTTGGTTTTCACCACCTCCCGCGCCTCCGCCAGTATTAGCCGTTCCGCCCGAAGAAGAACTATTTCCTGAACCGCCGCCACCCACTCCGGGTTGAGCTCCTGGGTTTCCGCCGCCTCGTTGATCAGCGCCTCCTGCGCCTCCTCCTGCAAAATATCTTAAAGAACCATTTGGTCCTGGTGTTCCAAAACAAGAACTTGTTGTAATAGCTGTGCCTTCGCCAGCTCCAGCCGCACCTCCTTGGTTACTTGAGGCTCCGCCGCCAGCCGCTCCTGCTCCGCCGCCGCCTCCACCAGCTCCATTGTGAGATCCGCCGGATCCAGGTCCTCCATTGTTTCCTTGACCTGGTGGACTTGCTGAACCCGGTGAACCTCCGCCACCGGCTCCTCCGCCTGATCCTCCATCTCGTTGATCAGGGTTATTAGTTGAGGCTGCTCCTCCGCCACCACCAGTTGAGGTTACACTAAATCCTGATGAATTACTTCCACGTTGTCCACATCCAGGGCCTCCAGGGCTTCCAGACCCTATAACTATGGGATAGCCTTGAACTGAAACAGGCACCGCCGATACTCCTGAACCATAAGGACTAGCTGTGTAACAACCAGAAGCTGCACCAGAAGAGGCTTTAAAACCTCCTGCTCCGCCGCCTCCAGATTTATGGTTTGCTGCACCGCCACCGCCAGCGATAATTAAATAGTCTACGTTATTGTTAGCAGGCACCAGAGCTCTAGCTACACAAAAAGTTCCAGAGCTAGTAAAAATATGAATTTTATGAGATCCACATTCTATTACAGTGTTTCCTCCAGTTGCGCATATAAAATCTGTACAAACCCCACCAGCAGAACCAAATCCTAAAATTTGATAACCAAATGATTTACCTTTACGGGATTGTATGTCTTTTGTGTTCTTACCTATTGTAAGTTTATTTTTGATATCTCTCATATTCTATACCTTTTATGCGTCGTTAGCAGCGTCAGTAGTAAAGAATAATTTAATACCAAGTAATCTTGCATCAGCATTTAAATCATCTGCTGAAACGTCTCTTGATATTTGAAAAAATACGTACTCATCTGTGCTAGGTGAGCCCGCTATAGTTACTGCTCCACTTTCTGCTGTTACGTCTAAATCATTTGATGTCCCACTATGTGCTTTTGCTGTAGGTGCAACTGCAGTTCCAAAAGCAGTATTTAAATCTCCATTATCTGCTAGTGCAACGCCTTGCAAAGCCCACGATGTTGTTCCTGTGTCTGTTGAAGTGGCTGTGAAAAATGCTTGAAAAGTTATTGTGCCTTCGTTCCATGACTTAGGGAAAGCAACTGCAAACTGAGCAAACTCATCTGAATCTTTATCAAAATCTAAAACTTTTAACTCTGGACCATTTGATAATTCAACTTGCTCAATATCTGAACATCCATTTGTAGTATTGGGATACATTGCAACTGCTGGAACCCAAATAGTTTCTTTACCTGCAATTTTTATTGCAGCTGTATTATCTCCACCATCTACGGCTTGTGCTACTCCAGTTCCGTTTGGAGCGATAGTAATATTTCCATTTGCACCATCAGTTATTGTAATCGTACCTGAGTTAGTTCCTGAATTAGTATCTAAAACAAGATCGTGTGCACCACTAGTTGTTATAGTTGCTGCAGCGGAACCTGTTCCAAACACAGTCTCTCCAGATCCTTTTGGTACGATAGCTATATCTATGTTTGTATCGCCACCTGTTGCAGATAATGTTGGATCATTTCCTGTAGCAGCGTTTGCTATTGTAAACTCATTTACTGCAGAACTTGTAGCTGTAAGTTTAACTGACTCGTTACCGTTAGTGTCATTAATAGATGTACCAATTTTTGGTGAAGTTAGAGTTTTATTTGTTAAAGTTTGCGTCCCTGTAAGTGTTACATCACCCATTCCAATATCAATAATATCTGGGTTAGTGCCATCGTTTGCAGAAGCAAATACGATTTTAACACTTGAAGGTGCAACCGCAACAGAACTTCCAGAACCTGAAACATATTTAAATGTTACATCTTGTGAACCACTTGTTGAATTTTTTAAAAAGTAAAAAGTTTGAACATCAATAGGTATAGTTACGTTTCTTCCAGCACTTAACGATCCTGTAAACTCGATCATTCTGTGTGCAAGAGTTGCACCAGTTGATCCATCAGATACTGAAAGAGTTGTATCTCCAGAATCAGATACTGCTTGTTGTGTAAATCCGCCTGCTATTTGTTCTAAAAGTTGTAAATTTGTATTTGTTTTCGTCCCCCATGTACCGGCGTTTTCACCAGTTGCTTGAAGTTCTACACCTAATCCCGTAAATGTTGATGCCATAATTTTCTCCTATGCGACGTCACTATATGTTATATTTGAGCCTGTTGCAACATCAGAATACGAAATATTTGATCCTGTGTCAACATCTTGATAAGCTTGTATTCCAAATCCTGTTGATGATCCAAATCCTGCAAGAGAGGACGTTATTTGTTGTCCTGTTAGTCCAACCACGTCTGCAGGTGATATTGAACCCACAGATAAAGTTCTTGATAAACCAGATAATCCTACAGACATTTGATCTGGAGTTATTGATCCAACAGATAATGTTGCTGCTACACCGCTTACATCTACAATTTGTGCAGTTGTTATTTCAACTGATCCTGTAGAGCCAGCTATTGATTGACCAGATAATCCAACTACGTCGGAAGGTGAAATAGAACCTACTGAAGAATTTATTGATTGACCAGATAATCCAACTACATCTGCAGGAGTTATTGATCCAACAGAAGAAGTTATAGCAGATCCGGATAATGAAACTGTTGGCGATAATATAATTGTTGTTGAACCAACTCCAAATGTTGAATTAACTCCTGTTACTCCAACCACATCCGCAGGGTTTAAAGTAAACATACCCCAACCGTTGTCACCATAAGATGCGTTACTCCAACCATTAGCACCTAAATTTGATGTTATTGATTGACCATCTAATTCTACTGTTAAACCACTAAAACCCCATGACTCAAAGTTCCAAGTATCTCTGCCCCAACCTTGTTCTGGAAAAGCAGTAACTGATCCAACTGAAGATGTAATTGATTGACTTGATAATGTAATAGTTGGGTTATCACTTTCTCCATATGGACCACCATTCCAAGTATCTCTACCCCAACCATTTAAAGATCCTGATATAGGCTCTCCTAAAGATGCAGTTATACTTTGACCAGTTAGTTGTGCTACTTCATCAGTAGCTTGACCCCATGATCCACCTGTATTCCATGCATCAACGCCCCAACCACTTGTAAAAGCTTCAGTTGTTCCCCAACGACCTGTGCCCCAGGTTGTTCCTGATTGGTTCCAAGTGTTTGCCATAAGGAGGACCTCCTTATGCTAATCGTATGATTGCGTTTGTTGCGTCTGCTGCTGGAAATTGAATTGTAAAAGTTCCTGAAGAAACTGTCTTGTCACCGCCAAATGCAATTGCAGCAACTGCTTTATTTGATTGTGATGAATTATAAATTAAACAACCATTAGCTGTAAAAGATGCAGAAGTAAAACTTACATCACTAAAATCACAAACTGCAGTTGATGAATCTAAAGTTGGAGTTACACTTGTTAAAGTTGCACCACCCGATGTGTAAGCAGTTCCAGATGAGTTTGTAATTTCGTTTGAAGTTGAGAAAGCCGTTGTGCTTGCTCCTAATGTTGCTGAACTTGTGAATAATGCTATTTTAAAAGTATTTCCAGTTGTGGCTGTAAAGTTATGTGTTCCAACTAAAAGCTCTTGTTTGAAACTATTACATATTGCCGATGTTATTGCCATAATTTTCTCCTACGGGTTTACTGATCTTACCGGTATTCGAACAGTGCCATCTGTATAGTCATCTCTTCGTCTTCTACCGACTTGTTCGTTAGCAAACTTTTGTACCTCAGTTTTATACTTGTTTTCGTATAGTGTCAACATATCTATTGGACCTTTTAAAAATCCATATGTCTCTGATAAACAACAGTACAGTAGCCCATTTGGAAAATTAAGACTAATATAATTAGTATCATTATTCTCTAATAGAACAGGCATAAAATTAAAATGTACCCTAAATTTATAATTTTGATCTGGAGTAGGAGCTATGGCTATACGTCCTGAAGTAGTATCAGATTCCCCTGTTGCTCCTCCGTACATAGCATAATATTTAGGTTTAGCTCTTTTTGCAGACTCGGTAGAGGGAACATATTCTTGTAAATATGTATAATCTTTTTTTTCTAAATATGAATTAGCACCTGTTGTAGCTGATGTAGAATCATAAACTTGTATACTTCTTATAAATAAGCATCCTGCTGGCGCGTTTATTTGATCTTGACCTGCAATAAAATTACCTATTTGTTGTTTCCTATCAGCATCAATAGGAACATCTCTCATTATTCTATATTGTGCATTTAAAATAATATTTTCTAAAACAGAATCTGATAATACATTAGAGTCTGTTTCTGTATAACTTCTAATTTGTGTTTTTAATCCTGATGCACTTAATCCTGCCATTATACTATTCCTGCAACCTCTTTACAAATAGGACAACTTTTTTTGTATCTATTATGTGTTCCACATTTTATTGCTTTACCATCAACATCTGTGTACATAGGTGTTTCTGGTTCTGGCATGTCTTCGTACAATTGAAGATGTTCATCTTTTTCAGGACATCCACATTGTTTAATACCAAATAAACTACATATAAAATTTTTTATTTTTTTAATCATGCTGTTACTGTCACTGGTCCTGCTGATACAGAACCACCTCCTCCTGTCTCACTTATACTAGATGTTGTAGATGTTGCAAAGGTATAATTATCATCATTTGTTTTTGTAATTGTATATCCTGCAGCTAAATTTATTGTTGCTGCAGCCACTCCTCCAACAACATTTGCATCTCTAAAACAAACAGTTTCACCAGTTGATCGACCGTGGTTGGGTTCATTTACAGATATTGTTGTAGATCCATTTGTTGTAGTAAATGGATTTAATGGTAATAGTTTTGGAACAGCTGTTTCTATTCTGTCAGGTCTAACATGTCGTAATGATATTGCATCACCGTTCATAGGTTTTGGCTCTAGTTGTGGTTGTTTTGGTTCAAATTCAGATACATGCACAAAAGATCCATTCCATTCTCTAACCATTTCTTTATATGGAAACTCCATACCAGATCTATCTGATATTGCTCTTGCGTATTTACCTGTTGCGTATTTTGCCATTATGATCCTGGGTAATATGCTTTAGGAGTAATGTGTGTGCTAGATGCAGAACCATCTTCTGCTAACGCTCTTGCAAACTCATCCTCGTAAACTAATTTCATTGTTTGAGTTAATTGTGGCACAT